TGTTTAATCTTTGTTTGCCCTTCATTAATCATTTGTAGACCTTCTAAAATGATTTGTGATGAAGTTGCACTAATTTTTTTTCCTGCTCTACCTTCTAATGATGCCTGCTGTGTTGTTGTTGTTTCATCAGGTGTAATAACCTCAGGTAATACCTCAGGTGATTCCCCATTTAATGTAGCTAATAAACTATCATTTAATGCTAGTACTGCAGATTCTGATGCTAATACAGCATCTTCCTCTGTTATTGCTAACTGCTCTGTTAAGAATACAGTTACCGCCTCTGTTAATACAGGTAATAACTGCTCTGTAATTGCCTGTGTTTGTTCAGGTGTTAACATTCTAATAACCTTTTTAAGTTTTTGTAAAATTGTTTTTAATGTAAATTCTTTGTCATGTATGTTAGTACTTTTTTTAATTAATGCACTTCTATTAGCAGGGATAGTTACTACACTAAATTCTACTAATTCTGATGTATCATATATTGTTACTGTTTCACCATCTATATTTTCATCATGATAACTAACAGGTATAATACCTACTGATACTGCATTTAAATAACCTGCATTTAATAAATCTGCTATCTCGCATGCATCTCTAGTTAGCCTATGAACCTGTATTGTAGCTTCTAAATTTTCGCCATTCATAGCAAAACCCAAACATTTACCTATTGGTAAATCATCAGAATCATGCTGTGCTAATACTACAGGATTATATAAGTATGCACTATAGTTAATTCCTGATGGTATTATGATAGTACCATATCTATCTATTTCAGGTGTTGAAATAGTGAATGTATATATATCTGTAGTACTTTGGTAATCGTGCCCTTCATCTGCATCAGGTACATAACCTGATTTATTTATTACTAATTCTCTTTTAATTATATCCATTACATATCCTGTTTATTATATTTTTTTGCCTTTATTATTTTTAGGCTGTTCTATAGGGAATAAATAGCACCTACACCTAACTACATTAGCACCTGTTACTGTAGTACCTGCCTGTGAATCACCTGCAGGTCTATCTACTTTAGTACCATCACTAAATGTAAAGTACCCTAACTGATTTTCTATCTGTCCATCCATTGCCCTATGTGAGGGTCTTACTTTTTTATCCCTTTGTGTATTCCACATGGATAATTGTTTAAACTCTTTATATACGTTTTTTTGTACACCTGTAGTTACTGATGTAGCTGTAGTTTGTGCAATTGCATCAGCCCTGCCCCTTGATAACTGTTTATATTTATTTTGTAATATTGCAGTTAATTCCTCTGTTGTTTTAGATGCATTAGCTGATAGTGTTAATGCAATATCATCTCTAATTAATTCTAAAGAATCTGATATTTTCATATTAGTATCATATGCTATTTTTTGCATCTGTTTACCAAAATCACCTGATAAATCTTCATTACCTGCCTCAAATTCTTTTAATACTCTTTGTGTAACTTTGCCTACTGCAGTATTAATTTTATCACTTATTGCATTTAGTGACTCAGGATTAACTACTATTACATCAGTAAGATTATCATTATTTATTATATCCTCTGCCTGTATATTCATATCAGTAATAGCATCTCTGATAGGAGCATATAACTGTTTACTTACATCCTGCTGTATATCATCATATTGTGCCCAATGCTTCGCTCGTGCATCTGCAGTATACGGTGTTAAATTTCTAATTACTTTTTTTTTTACTACATCAGGAACTGTTTTATTTTGTACTATGTTTGCTAATGGCTGTAAACCGCTTGCTATTAAAGGTGTATCACCATTAACTATTTTATCATATCCTCTTTTACCACGTAAATCATTTATAGTTACTATACCATACTTTAACTCAAATTCCTCTTTTTTAATATCCTTTTCAATATCACTAAATTCATATGGCAATGATTCAACTACTATGTTATCTTCAAATCTTTGAAAATGTCTAGTCAATTCCTCTGCTATGTAATTTGACTCAGGGTATATAGTTTGCTGTCTAAACACTGCATATTGCACCTCTGCAGTTGCTCTGTTTTGGTATTCACCTGTTAACATACCTGTAGGTATTCCAAATACTTGAGCTATTTGAGAACGTACATCCTTAGATATAGATTCATAACTAATTGATATAGTAGACTCAGGTGGTAATGTTAATGACATACCATTAGTTAACAATGCATTCAATTTATAATTAGGCAGGCGTTCATTCCATTTATTACGCATACTATTCCATTCATCTGCATCCATATCCTCAGGTATTGTAGCTACTAATGGTGGCACTGCATTATTAGCTAATAACCTAAGTAAGTACCTACCTACCTCGTTATCTATAGCAGCATATTGCAGGGCGGCAGTAACTAAACCTACACCAAAAATATTCATCCCTACAATTTCCTCCCTTAATCCTACAGGATTAACCTTAGCTAAATGTATAACCTCATTTTCAGGCAGGTAAATTTGTCCATCCTTTACACTGTTATATACATAACCTTCTATAAAGTTATTACCACCCTTTATAACTTTTACTCTAGTAGCATTTAGCACCCACATCTGTAAAGGTACATCATGTCCTAATGTAGGAGTCCATATAAATGCATTACCATTAATACATAACCATTGTTCTAAAAATGTAATTAATTGTGAATATGTAAAAAATGGATTAGGATTAGCTAATAAACGTGAAACCCAATGTGCATTACTTAATTCCTCTTTATCCCAATTGTTTAATTTATAACCTTTAAACTCAGCTGATACTAAACCATTGCAACGTAATTGCAAACATGAATACATAGTACCATATGCAGTAGATTCTAATTCACTTAGTGCATTAGGTGCCATTACATTACTATATGTATCTGATACATTATAAGGCATTAAATTTCTTTTATTACCTACACCTGTAATAAATTTAATACGCTCTACTATGTTACTGTATATACTCATATTAATATTGATGGATTCTTTTTAACTACAGAAAATGCCATGCTTAATGCATCTATCATATCATCATGCCTATCCTGTTTAGTACCTGTAAATGATAGTAATTCATCTGTAAAATCAGGTAATAGATGTGGTACATGATATACTAAACCCTGCTCATATCGTGCCTCTACAGGCTGAAACCGTGTAATTTTGTCACGTGTTGAATGTATTCCCATTACATTCATTCTAGTATTACGTTTTAATTCTTGTACTAGCCATGCCTGTGCCTGATTAGATTCTACTGCTACTATTTTAGGCATCCATTTAGATTCTGCATCTACTATTTCTTTACCTATATCTACAAAACTCCAACGCCCCCTTCTAACTTCCTTTATTACTATTTCTTTATCAGCAGTTACACCTATAATACAGATAGCAGTATAATCATTAGTATCATTCATTCCTATAGCTAAATCCACCCCTATATAATGTGCTATACATACTTTATCATTAGAAATCTTTATCCAATCTCTTTTTATTTTAGATGCATCCCTATCTACATATTCTGCTAAATATTCCTGAGCAAATACTATAGATGGTAGTACTTCCTTTTGAGAATCAATTTCATGAGCATCTATTAAGGGATTATCATAACTAGTAAAGTGATAAGATTTCCAATCTGCAAAACCCTCACTAAATCTATCTATTTGATAAAAATGGTTTTTCCCCTTTGGTGTTGACAAGAAAAATGCATCCCCTTTATAGTCATTTAATGTAGGCCTTATTACAAAATTCCATGCATCCTCTGCATTATCACAGTGTGCCCATTCATCTAATATTACTCTATGGTATTTATTACCCCTTAATGCATCAGCACGCCAAATGCCCTTTAATGATAATACACTATTACCTAACTTGATTTCCCCCTCTTTGCATTCTGCTCCTAACTTTGTAAACATCTGTTTAGCTTCATTGTATCTACCCTTCAAATCTTCATTAGAGGGGGCTGTATACAGTACTAATGCATTAGGGATAGTTAACATGCATTCTAATGCTAATGCAAATGCTAGGGTACTTTTACCAAAACGCCTGCCACATCTAATAGTGTTAAACCTTTTACGAGATTTAATAATATCAGTTTGAGCAGTATGTAGTGTTACATCAATCTGCATCTAATACATTCCATTTAATGCTATAGACTTCATTAGGTTTACTTTGTGGTACATTCCCTGATAATCTACATACTTCATCTTCATTACCTATCAGTTTCATTAAACCAATTTGCAAAGATGCATTATCAGATTCATACCATTTACGTCTCATATTAGCCTTCATTTTAATTCTTACTTTGTCTATCTCTGCTTTTAATTCTAAATTACGTTCACTTCCTGCAGGATACCATTCATAGAATGTAGTAAAATGGATAGGCAATAATGATAATACTTCATCTATAAATATTAGATTATGTTTATTGACTAAATCTAATGCCTCTTTAAATATCATATCTTTATTGTATGCCATATCTATTATACTCAGTTATATTTATTTTATCGTAGTAACTATAATTTATAATCTACATTCACTATAGCATGTATATTAGTTTGCTCCATTATTACTTCTAATTCCTGCATTAACTTTTTTAAATCATCTGCAGTATTACATTTAATTGATGCTTTGTATTCTATAGGTTTATCATCATGTGATAAAGTTAATGCATCAGTATCTATAGGTAAATCAAAACCCCATGCATCTAATTGTATTAAATCCCATTCATTAGCTAGTATATCAGTATCCCAATCACCATAGGATAAATTATCTTTTATAATAAACTCTGATTGTTTATCTATATCCCAATCTACTACAGTAACAGGTACATCAGTGATACCACACAGTTTTAGTGCCTTTAAACGCATGTTACCACCTAATACTACATTATCCTGATTAATCACTAATGGACGTACATGGAGCATATCAGGAAATGTTTTAATACTATTTACTAACTTGTAAAATTTATCCTTTTTTATAACTCTAGGATTTTTAGTATTTTCTTTGATTAGTCTAATATCCATTATCTGCTGGTTCCTGCTAATATGCCTAATAATATACCTATACTAAATGTACCTATTAAATGGCTGTAATCATATGTAGACTGTGGTATAGTAATAGTCTGTGTAACTAATGTATCCTTTGCAGGTCTCATATGTAAACTAAAAAATGCACTATCATTTATATAGTTAAATCCTATATTAACAGTATCATGTGTATTAGTTATAATTGTATCAGATGTTACTATAAATGATGTATCACATGGTATACTATCAGTAACTATATACCTATCATTATACAATACTTTTACTTTATTCATTCTGATAGTATCCCTAATTGTATATGGTCTATCTATCAGTCTTATAGATTCTACAGTATCAATACCAAATAACCTAACATCATTACATGACTGAAATCCTGAGTAAGCTATAATAGATATTATTAGTACTGCTATTAATACATAATAGTCACGTTGTATCATTGTATTACTATCCCTGATTCTATTCTAAAATTCCTTACAAAACCATCAGCCTCTATAATAGCAAAACCATTATTACTATCAGATTGCCTATGATATGCTCTTACTGTTTTACCTAATGTACCTACTGTATAACACTTGATATATTTGCCCTCTGCTGTTTTTTTAAACTTTACATCTGTTTTATGTACATGCCCTATCACACAATTAGTTAATACTTTATTAAGTAATACAGCAGCAGGATTCGTGCCTGTAGCTTTTATCTCATGTCCATGTAGTAAATATGTACTGCCTATTTTCATATACTGCAATGATTCCACTAATTGTATATCATTACGGGATAATTCTAATAAATAATCATAATCAATTAAACCTGCTATCTCTAATGCATTCCTTTGCAGGTATTGTTGTAATCTATCCTCATGATTCCCTATCTTAAAATATAATTTAGCATCAGGGAATGTAGATTGTAGGTTTTTCATAAAGTTCCTACATAATGCTAATTCCATAGTAAATGGTGTATCTTCCTCTGTTTTATTCCATTTGCTTAATCTATGTGCATCTATAGTATCACCATTTAATACTATGTTATCTACACCCTCTTTTTTAAGGAATGTTACTGCAGTAGCTAATGATAATTTATCATGAAACCCTAAATGAATATCAGATAGTACACCTGTTTTACCATGTATAGTTATATCATTTTGTACTTCCTCTTTGCCATCAGGCATCTCTAATAACCAACTATCCACAGTATCATAGGTATCTACATTAACACCCCTATTT